GAACACAGGGATGTGGCGAGGCAAGCCGGAGACGCCGGAGAGGCGTTATGATTACGGCGAGCACGACGACATCCCTTGGGTCCGCTGCTTTGACGACCGCGGCCTGAAGGAGACGTACATCGGTGGCATTTTGCCACGAGTGACGCCTCGTCTTGCCGTGCGGATGGCCTCGACACAATCTGTGGACGGGCCTCTTCCCGCAATGGTCGCAGGGATCCTGGAACCCCTCAAATGTCGCCTTATCACTAAAGGTCCTGCTTTGCCCTATTGGGCCAGCCAGCCTATGCAGAAGAGCATGTGGCATCGGCTACAGCAGTTCCCCGCGTTCCGTCTTACTGGTCGACCCCTCATGGAGGCCGATCTTCATGATCTTCTTGATCAAGAACGGAAGCTTGGCCTCGAGTTCACGGACTGGGTGTCCGGGGACTACTCGGCGGCGACAGACGGTCTCTCCTGCCAGGTCAACTCGGTTGTGTTCGAGGAGGCCCTGAAAGGCATGGGAGCCGATGAGGAGTTCGCGGAGATCGGACGCCAGGTACTCGGCAATCACCGGATTGAATATCCGGACGATGTGCCAGGTGCACCGGAGGCGTTCGTTCAGAAGAACGGGCAGCTAATGGGCTCCCCGCTCTCGTTCCCCATCCTCTGTGCGATTAACCTGATCGCATACGCGGCTGCGTTCCGTGAGTACACCGGTAGAGTCGTCCCGTTGCGGGAATTACCCGTTCTGGTTAACGGGGACGACATTTGTTTCCGGGCGAATAAGGAGTTCTATGCCATTTGGCAGACATGGATCACGCGATGCGGATTCACGCTGTCCCAGGGTAAGAACTATATCGCCCCGAATTTCGTGACGGTGAACTCCGAGGGCTGGCTCTACGACCCGGACCAACAGTCCCGAACGGATGTCCGGAATCGTCGGCCCGTGTTCCGCAAGATCGGGTTCCTGAATACGGGGCTTCTCTACATGGGAAAGAGCGTCGAGCGTGAGCTAGATAGCTTGGCTGGATACACTCCCAGGAAAGCCCAGGTGATTGGAACCCGACAGGAGGTCAAGATGAGGCCTGCCGCGGACAACTGGAACGCGTGCATTATGGGGTCGAATAACCCTCACCGCACCCTTCTTCGAATCCACGAGCTTTGGCGGAATGAGAT